TTATATATGTTACGTGCCACAATGGAATTGTTGTGGCAGTACAGCTTGTCAAGTACAGACGCATCATCCTTGGTAAATTGTTTTCGGATTGCGTCTTCCATAAATACATTATATAAGTTTGTTGCCGCGAACTTGGGGGCTTCTATCTGATCAAATCCCGATTCGCGCTCTTGTTCATTCTTCTCAACTTCGCCAAAGGTGTTCTGATAGGTCTTGTTGATAAAATCATCAATGACTGAATCAAACCCTTCGGTGATCACATTTGTTGAATCCTGGTACTTCACAAGCGCCAGTTTCCAGGTGGTGGAGCGCCACATCAGACCCTCGTTCTTCTCGTCATAAGCCGCATTGACCTCCCACATGCGCTTCATGAGCGGTATATAAAGGAAATCACGAGCCTTGGGGATAGCTGTGTCACCAAAGGCACTGGCAAACTGCGTCTTACTGAGCTCAGTCTCCCAGTCTACCTCCCACTCAAAGTCCATCTCAGTGAGCTTGGGGTTGGAAGACGGCATCTGTCCATCCTGTACCATAAGCTTGAGCTGCTTGCATGCAACAACATTGTGCATCACAAACTCCTTGAACGTGAAGTCCGCACTGGACTGGTCAGGGTCACAGCGGAAGTAGTATATAGGAATACCAAACATACACACCACCATATCGGCCATCTGTTGCTGGAGCTGTAGGGCGCAGTCCAGTCCTGCATAGGGCTGGAACAGGTTGGGATTATCACAAGGACTCTCGCAGAATGATTGTGACTGCATGCAAATACTATAACATGCAGTCACTACTCCGTTGATAGCAAGCTCCCCCACGCTACCTGTTACCAGGATGCGCAGGTAGAAATCAGACTCAACATTTTTAGCAAGCTTGAGATAATCCGCATATGTCACCCAGTTCGTCCAGCAGACCCCATCAGTAGACCAGGAGTACGTGTAGGTAGATGTCATGTCATTACCCTGCAAATCCTTTATAGAAAGTGGGTAAAAGTGTATGGCTTCCTTTAGTGTGAGTATCCTTGTGATAGTGCAGCTCATTTCTTCCAGGTGATTGTGATTTGATTGTCGTCAGATTCTATATTAGCTATCTTGACCTTCTTGCGTACAGCATCTTCAAACTTGTTCAGTTCGGCCATAAGCTCCTCACCACGCTCGCGATTATCCATCATGATGGATTGAATAGAACCTTTTGAAATAGCAAGACCCAGCGGTTTGCGCGAAACAGCAAGAACTTTTATGTATAGCTTGTTCCAGCAGCTCACAAACTTGTCACCCAGATCATCTATTTCATGAAACTCTTCGTAGTGTGGGTTGTTTGTAGAGCACCATTCATTAACCTCATCAAACTTATAGCGCTTCAGTTCAGATTCTGAAATTTCTGCCCATTTAAGTATGTTGGTTATCGATGCGCCAATTCGTGTGTGGCTATCCTGATAAAATGTGCGAGCCTTTTCAAGTCCAGGTCGTATAGATGCAAGCACCGCAAACGCAGCGAGTATTTCATTGTGACCTGCATATCTTGTGTTAAGCATCTCATTCAGACCATCTGCCTTGAAGTCACGGGTGCTGATAGGCTCAGCGATAAGATTCATGTCGCTGTCAAGGATGCTTTCGTTAATATATGCTGCTATTGATTTCATTTCCAAATGATAGTAACTTCCATCTGACCAACCTCGGCTGTGAGAAGTTTATTGTATTTTTTATTAAGTTTATCGGCAAATTCATCATACATCTCCTGAGTACTGTTGTCCTTACCAAAACGTCTTGAATAGAATGTAATATCATCTATTGCACGGGAATCGCATTGAACAGCTACATCATCCCAGTTCTTGAAGATGGTGGAGCCAATCTTATCCATTTCAATGATGATAGGATAACGTACACGTGCATCATCAATGTATTTAGATACATATTTAGGGTCCGCCTTTTTACCAGCAGCTGCAACAGAATCTTCAATCTTGCTTACACCTGTAAGAATATCTGATGCATAAGTCTCGTGTTCATATTCTTTGAGATAAGCGCGGATTCGCTGTGTGGGGCCTTCCATAAGCTGTCCAATGAGACGACATTTATATAGTAAGTTATACCATTTAACCTCGGAGTTGATCACTCGGTCGAGGTTGCGATTTTTTATTGGACATAACTCAATCGGATCCAGGTTCACATCAAAATCACTGCTGAGTAGGGATTCTACAAGACTTTTCATACGCTGTACTCTATGATCACCCATTCCTCAAGATCCTCATTGGACTGAGAGTATATGCGTGCGTTAATCTTAAGTTTCTTGGCTGCCTTGGCAAGCTCTTTGGCAAACTTCTCAGCCTCCCCTTCCATCATCCAATCTTCTACATTAGAAATCTTGATGTAGTTGTTATATGCTGCATTAACTGAAGCCTTGGCATTAGTGAAATGCTTGAAATTGTCCCAACCCGGATAAGTCCATTGTTTGAACGTTTTATAACCCACCTGGTCAATAGTCTGTATCAAGTCCAACACCTTATTGTGTGATGAAATGATGTCGACCAGTGCACCAATATCCTTGCCGTTATTCTTGATAAGCAACTTAAACGTGGCATCGATCTGACGCATGGTGTAGTTGTGGACTTTATCATTCACTGTTGCTGAGAGCTCCTTATCTAACTGATCGCGAGTAGCTGACAAACGCCGCCCCACCAGCGCCTCGGCATAAATACCCATCGCCCCTTCGCGAACTTCGTCATAGAGGTGGTCTATATTACCCTTCCAGTCATCATAGGAGTGGAGAGTGAGGTCAAACTTGTCTTCAAAATCGGTGTCAAGCAGCCCCTCATTGATGTATGCTGTTATTGATTTCATGATTCTGTTGAGCCTGCAAGGCTGCGTATTGTTTGATTTATATAGGATGCGGCTTGGTCCACGTTGGAGAAAGTGCGCCATTTTGTTGATGTTGCAAATATAACACCATCACCAAGCTTCGGATCGTCAAAAGAGATGATGAAGGTCTTTGCCACCGACTTACCTGTGCTGGAGCTGTGATAAGAGGCGCGAGCGCTCACATAGCGACCCATGTCTGTCACCTCAAATGAATAGCCACGACCCGCAGGTAGTGCGCTTTGAAGGCGCTTGCCAAATCCAGAGCCTGACCACACCCTCCAGTCCCATTGGTTGACATAAAACGGACCAACATCTCGTGACGCGGTGGCGCTTGAGCGGTTCGTGTTACGAGAGTCAGACTCGTTGAGTGGTGGGGTTATTCTGAGAAATATCGTTTCATTCATCTTTTATAACCCTGTGAATTTGAGAAGAGTATAGCAATTGCAGAGAGTTCTTTGTTGACCTCAATACCCGCAATATAGTCACTGTGTAATGGTGACAGTGCTGGAATTGCTTTATATATATCTTTTATCTGTCCTGGTGACAATGGTGACGCACAGGTTAGTAACATGCGATACTTGATTTTTGGATCTTTAGAAGAACCCTTAAACGGTACATAACCCGCCTTGATGTCTACATGAGCCTGCTTGTACCATGGCTTGGTCTTTAGCGCATTGTCGATACCCTGGATCATGAATATGTAGTTGCGTAGGGTTCGCATATCCGAAGCAGACATACCTTCAGTGGCTGTGTCTGCAACTTTGGTTAGGAGGCTCACAGCATCACTGACGCTTTTGCGAGCCTGAACTACCCCATCACCCTCCAATCCAGTCAGGTACGTATATAAGTCTTTAGCTGCGCGGAGTGCCTTGTCATAAGCCGACTTGGGTATACCCCCTTCATTAGCAGCTGCTATAGCTTTCCAAAACTTTCCCTCAGGGTCGCGTGGGCTGTTGAGGTCGGGATGTGAAAACTGTGGTAGTTCTAGTGCAGCTTCTGTTATGAGTTCAGTGAAATTTTTCATTGTTATATTGTATATATCTTTATAATAGCGCAACAAAAAAGGATTGCCCGCGGGCAATCCTTGTTAATACTTGAATGATGGTACTTTCATAGATCCAAAGTCTGGCATTCGCGGCGCAAACTTGCTAGTGTTCATGCCTTTAGTGAACGACCCATTCTTGATCGACTTCATGGTGCCATTGACATTGTATTTTTTCATCTCATCTTCTTGTCGCTCATTATCCTCTTTGACGAGTGCATTAAGCGACTCAACGAACATCTCATACTCCCAAAACACCATGCGATCCACCTCGGATGGTTGAATGTGAAAGTTCTTGGCAAATGCTGCCTTGAGATCTACGAGATGATACAAGTCAATCATGAACAGCTTGATAATGGCGTACTCCATATCGGAGGGGCCCAGTTCCATATGGACCTCCTCCTGACTAGATGGTACGAGCTGTTTATCGAGATCCAAACTTTTTAGCCTTAGTCTCAACTTTGAACAGAGCTCGAATACCGCTCGGAAATCGAACTGTTGAAGTGGCCTCCTGACCGCAGTTAGGACAAGTTACACGAAGCTGCTCCGATGGGTTGATAGTAATGTTGCGAATAACATCTTCCATAAACTCAAACATAGCGATGTCCCAGCTCTTGTACTCTTTATAAAGAGATTCAATCTGACGATCCAGCACCGATGCATCACGCGCAGGTTTGTCTAACATCCAACTCAAGAAGCGGATGAAATTCTCGTCAAGCTTCTGATTCTGACGTGCACGCGCTGTTGCCCAGTCGATAAGAGCTTGGTCCTTACCCAGTGTAGGAGTGTACAGAGTGATGGGTGCATGGTCTACATCATACTCTTCGGGATCAATCTCCCAGGAGCGACCCTGCCAGTGTTTACCAATAAGCTCATCATCAGGGAACTCATAGAACAGAGCTTCTGAAGTCAGTGTATAGGTGATATCGTGATCACACTCTGAACATGCATCGGTAAACTCAATCTTTGCCTCACCCTTGGTGAATGTTGCTTCGCGTACCTTGAGGATAAACCAAAAGCGATCCCATGAATTGATAGACTGCCAACCACCACGACCAACGCCGTTGGTAACAATCTTCACGGAAGTGCGGATGATTTCATTGAGAACATTGTTGACCTGCGCTGCGTTGCTTTCATCTACGGCAGTCCAGTTCTTGATAGCCATCACCTGAGCAGGTTTTACGTAGAACTCCCATTCAGCTGGATAGAATGATGAGCGCGTTCCCATCTCAGAGCGATCAACTGGGACCCAACCATCAGAGAGGCGAACCCCCGACTCAGACTCAAAGCCCGACTCTACACGGCGTTGAGCACGCTCCGCGTTCTTGCGTTCGTTAAAGGCCTTGCGTGACTCTTCCTCTTCCTCTGAAAGTGCCGCTTTGCCAGTGATTATCTCTTGGTGTTGAATCTTACCTAAATTCTTCTTCGGAGTGGTTCCACCAGCATCTCCAATCTGTTCATCTAATTTGCTGTAATCTTGTGACATACTTAGAATATTCTATATATTTCATTTGTTAATATAATCAGTTGTGTTGAAATGTTAACTATTATATAGATAAAAATTCATACGGCTAATGGCTAACGTATTCAACCCCGTCAAAGAGGATAAAGATGGCGTTAAAGCGCGCCGCGTAATATGGACTACTCACTCATTAGACCTGGCCATACAGGGCCTGATTGAAGGTAAGCGTCTTGTAGCCAATCCATTTTATAACAATGAGGTAAAGCTTTTGAAAGCGGATCTGAACTTTCAGCGTACCGAAGAAGAGGTAAAAGAATGGAAGAAGTGTCGTGATAATATATTTTACTTCATAGAAACATATTGTCAGATTATGACCCCAGAGGGTGTGCGGAAGGTGAAACTTCGCGACTATCAAAATGAATACCTTGAACACCTCCAAAAACACCGTCTAAGTATTTTCCTGGCACCGCGCCAGTGTGGAAAGTGTGTTGATTTCATGACAACTATAGATGTAAAATATGATAAATTGAAGGATATTCTCCCTTGGTATCGTAAATTTGACTATTATCGCTTGCCATTTTTTGAGTTATATAATCTTTTTGACAAATCGCGCAACTGGAAAGTTCGTTATAGGATATACAAATCCATGTGGAGGGGACAGATTCCTGAGTTTTTGGGCTATAAACTAATTTCTTTAATAGATTCAGAAAATCGCTCCAACACAAAACTTATCAACACATTTCACACCGAAGGCCTGAAAGTACGAACTCATTACGGTTGGAATTATGTCACTGAGATACATGAAACTCGTCCCATGGAGCGATATATCATCAAAACTGAAAATCATAACCTCTCATGCGCAGATGCTCACATCCTATATTCCAATGGTGACCCTATATTTGCGCAGGAGGTTCGTGTGGGAACAATTATAGATACAAAGTTAGGTCCTGAAAAGGTTACAAGCATTGATGTCGATTATAACCGCGTGTGTATGACCGATTTATCAGTATCCAGTTATGATCATTCATACTACACAAATGGCATTTCATCACATAATACTGTCACCTCGGGTCTATTTATGCTTCATTATATATGCTTTAATGTTGACAAGTCAGCATTGGTGACTGGTGACAAATACAAAACTGCAAAGGAAATCCTAAACAAAGTAAAGGAGATTTATTATGAGCTCCCATACTTTTTGAAGCCTGGTATCTGTAAATGGAATGAATCCGAGGTGGTGCTCGATAACGGATGTCGTATAGTCTGCGAAACTACGACTGCAAAAACTGGTATCGGTTTTACATACCACTGTATCTTGGCTGATGAGTTTGCAAAAATTGATGAGGGTATTAAAGAAAAGTTCTACAGTCACCTGTTTCCAACCGTCACTGCGTCTAAAGCGCGTTTTATGATAACCTCTACCCAGAACGGTCGTGAGCTCTTTTATAGGATATATTCAGGTGCTGAGCAAGGCTTAAATGAATACGGCCCATTTACCATTGGCTGGTGGAGAATACCCGAGTGGAACCCGGATACTCACAGCTGGGAGAAGCGTGATGAAGCCTGGCATCAAAAACAGGTGGCTAACTATGGTTCTGAGGAAGCATTTAACCTACAATTTGGTACAAGTTTTGACATCGGCGCCAATACATTAGTTTCTCAAAAGAAGTTGCGAGAATATAATGCTGTCAAATTTGTTAATAAAGAACTCTGGGGTGTGTCATACAGCGATAACTGGTTTTGGCGTCCTGATTTTGAGCCTATGGAGGAACTACGTCAGTCCTTCTTGCTCACTACCTGTGACCTTGCTGAAGGACTCAACCAGGACTATACCGTGTTTTCTGTATATCGTATGGTGCACCGCGGCACTGATGACCTGGAGTGTATAGGCTATTTTCGTGCTAATAACCTTCACCGTGAACTGTGTGCTGAGTCACTCATGCTCTTATATATGAAATATTGTGACCCCAACCACGCACTCATCTCATTTGAGCGTAACACTTACGGTGAGATATTCCTCAAGGATATCAACGAGTTAGCTGAGAAGAAGTACCCCAGTTGGGACCCCTCACTCATGATGAAATACTACACAGAATCCGGCACGAAGTTCCACTATGGTATCAAGGTGACACCAGGTAATAAGTCAACCCACTGCGTAATGTTCAAAGAATCGTTCGAACGGGGTAAGACTATCAACGAAGCAGAACAGTTTATATATGAGCTTCAGAACTTCTGTGACGATGGTACGGGGCATTATAAAGCATCCTTTGGTCATGATGATATGGTGATGACCGCCATACAGCTGGAGTACGCACGCAAGGAGCTTCAGTATCGAATGCTGCGCGATGACTTTGAGTCGGGTCATGCTGTCCAGGAGGACACTATATGGAACCCTTATGATTTCTCCCAACCAACCGGGGTTCCGATGATGGGTCAGTTTTATGATATAAATGACAATTATAGACGCCTCCAGGGCATGTAGAGTATATGGCGAAAACAATCATACAAACCCCACGCAATCAGAAAGACTATCAGTATCCTTCCATGCCAAAGACCTATAGTCTGTTGAAAGAGATTCGTGATGATGCTCTATATAAGTCCAATCTGGGCCGTCGCGATGCTAAAGCACGCAAGATTATCAATGAGCATGGTACTCCAGTGCACGGTACAAAGCTGATTGCGGGTAACCTTTATCTCATGGAGTACTTCTATCCGAAGACCGAGGAACAACTTGAGTACTATGACGCCATGCCTTGTTCTATTATTTTTGGCAAGTTCAAGACCAAAAAAGGTGAACCACGCATCCTGGCGTTCTCTATACATTACTTTCCACCTCGCGTGCGATTTCAAGTGATGAACAAGGTGATGGAGATATATCAGAATATATATAAAGGCAACTGGAAGGATGGTCTGGACAAAGACCTGTCGTTCTTACAGTATCAGCAGTTGTTGTATCTACTTCAGAAGTCCAAACTACAGTTCGCGGTTCATGAGTACGTTCCAAAACTCATCGGAGACTGTATACTAGTCCCACCGTCCTTATGGCACATTGCTGTCTATACTGAAGGACGATTCAAGAAACGCACTCGTGAGATGATCATGAATTATTGGAAGCAATTTAAGCCATAATTTTGCACCCATCCTCTAAACTACACACAACTATATGCGATATTTAATTGTTTGAAATTTTTGCGATGAACAATATAGGCACTGCTCGTGAGAGTCGTGCTTATTTTTTTCCTCTGTAAACACTAAATTTTTGGGCAAAGTTTTGGATATATCTTTGAGCACACTCAAATCCAGTTGAGCAAAGCTCAATATATCTTCAAAGAACATAAATCATTAAAATTAAACAAAAGTATGAGCAACAAATCTCACAATCTTGAAAGTGTTATCTCAGTTGAGAAGATCGATGAAACTTCATTCAAGCCGATTTATACAAATCCGGCCAGTAGTGAGAAGCTTCCTATCCGTTTCATGATGGAGGATGGAACAGTGACTGATTATGATATGGAGTTCGATGAACGCGAACCCGCAGAAGCCTGGGTCAGCACACTGAATATAGTTTGGCAGGACCCCAGTGATCGGTATGCAGTAGCGGCAGTTGATTAACTAATAACCCGAGATAATATGGCATCAGTAAATACTCCTTTCTACAAGGGGCGTCTGTTCAAGACAGACAAGCCCCACGTATTCGTATTCAAGCGCAGTAACGACACATTTGAGCTGGAGTATGTAGATTCAGGTAACATTTGGCCCGTCTATCGCAGCTATGATGGTTGGATGGATCCGGTGGATTTTGATAGCCTGGAGCAGGCGCGATACTTCGCGCGAGTATGCTCTATCAGTAAGCCTTGGGAACGGGGCTATGCAATCGCGTTTGTTAAATGCGATATATTCGCACCAAAATTCAAGGTAATGTAATTCTATAGGAACAGATGGGATCGCGCAGTATAGCGCATTAAAATGCTATTAAACACAACACAAGTATTATATATTAAATGTAAATATATCGATATATATATGAAATCATTAGTAGAACAAGTTAACGAGTCTATGATGCGGGTTAATGAAAAGGCGCTTTGCGACCTCATCCCGGACTATGACGAAGATGCAGACAATCGTGAAGCTGTCGCTCATGCACTTGATACATACATTGAGGCTATCGAGAACGTGAAGCCTGCTCAGCTCAAGAAAGTAAAAGATTGGTCGAAGTTTGACGATGCAACCTTGGCAGATTACACAACTATTTGTGCCGCCATTGCTGGTTGGTGTTGGGGTGTGCAATCTCTTGCCGATGACGATGTAGATGAAGCCAGTACATTCAGTAGCTACATGTTGAGCATCCCTGATGGCGAGGATTGGATGGGTTTTGACAATGTTGTAGACAATCTCCTCGGCGATGGCGAGCTCAAGAACATTGAAGATGAAGAAGATGTGGTAGACGCTGTAAAGGATGTTTGCGCGCATTTTAATGAGCTCAGTAAAGTAGTTAACAAGAAGGTTTGGGCATAAGTTTCTTATACATAAAAGATTGGCGTAAGCCCCTGGACGTGAGTCTGGGGGTTTTATTTTTGCTAAACAAGTGTTGGGTTGCTTCTATATTATGAATGAACAAATCATACATAGCATATGAAGAATAACTTAACAATTCTAATCGATGGTGGTTTTCTTTTGATGAGTAGAATCTTTGCCTTTGAGAAGGGGTTCGCAGCAGAGAACTCCAATTTTCAAAAGTCCATGGCTGCAGAGCAGTTCAAAGAAACCCTGTCGCAAACTCTGGCTAAACTAGCCAATCTGTTTCCGGGTGCTGATAACATGGTGCTAATGTCTGAAGGTGGGTCTTGGAGAAAGAACTTACCTGTGCCCCAACAACTTGAGGACATCACCTACAAGGGTCATCGTGAAAAGAAGGTCGAGCTGGACTGGAAGGCTATTTACAAAGCCTATAATGAATTTGTACATAACTGTGAGAGTGCTGGTATCACCTGTTCTCAGCACTCTGCTATCGAGGGTGATGACTGGGCTTGGTACTGGTCGCGCCGTCTCAACGCTGAAGGCGTCAACTGTGTCATATGGACCTCCGACTGCGACCTCAAGCAGCTGGTGCAAACTGATGGCTGTGCGTTTACTGCCTGGTATAATGACAAGGCAGGTCTGGTACTGCCTAACTCTTGCGCCTGGCCAGACGATCCGATGGAAGCCATGATGAACCCGCCATTTCAGTCCCCGGCACTCGAGATGTTGACTCGCCGGTTCAAAAAGTGTTCATATATCAACCCCGACATGATTGTGATCAACAAAGTGCTGTGTGGAGATGCTGGCGATAACATTAAATCAGTCATTCGTTATAAGAAGGGCACTCGCACTTACAGATTCGCTGAGTCTGACTATAAGAAGTTTATCGAAGCGAACGGTATTGACAATCTTGAAGACTTCAGAAACAACTTTGATACATGGGCTGAGTGTCTGGCGAATAGTCCTAAGTATCTTCCCTATGGCATCAAGAGTGAGGATGTGCGCGAGATGTTGGATTACAATCTCAAACTGGTTTGGTTGAATGAGGTTGTCCTGCCTGACACTGTTACCTCGTCTATGGTGCAGTTTGATTACTATATATTTGATGTTAACGAACTGAAGCGCAACTCACGCATGTTGGCAGGTTCCAATAATGATGTCGCAAACATATTTGATGCTATATGAGTTCATACTTACAAAATCTCTCAAAACTGCCTCAGATAACTATAGATGATGTGCTGACTGCGCTCTCATACAACAAATATAAGGCAGGACCACTTGATGTATTCTATGACAGGAATACCAATACCTGGTTGTTTACTCCGCGTGGGGTTGCGGTTGTGATTGAGCTTATATATAAGTTGGTACATGACATACCTGATATTTTCAAGGTAGAATATCTGGGTGGCATGAATTTCAGGTGCCGTGCTTATTATGGTAATTTTTGCCGTGAATTTGTGTCAGACGGTACTGAACTGTACTGTATAAAGTGTGATGGGTGCACACTGAAATTTGTTGATGATTTTTATGGGCACATGTTAAATCAGTTTGATCATGATCATTCCTGAACTAAAGTCTCTAAACACAGGTTCTAAACGGGGCCCGCTATATATTAAAAAGAACTTTCCGGAATTTTATAAGCTCATCTCCAGGGATGGGCAAAAATTCCCGGAAAGTTTGTACCTATACTATCATGGTGAGCCAGATCCATGTCCATGCTGCGGTGGACGGCCTGTATTTAGATCGTTTTCCAAAGGATTCACTAAGTACTGCAGTCCACAATGTGCCAATTCTGACTCCAGCAAGAAAGAAGCTGCAAAACAGACTTGGACTGAGCGATATGGCGGTGTAGGATGGGCAAGTGTGGAACAGCTTGAAAAGGCGGTTCAAACTCAAAAACGAAGATATGGTGAAAATTATAGACAGCGGCAAATCGAGGCGCGCAAGCAAACCAACCTTAAACGATATGGATATGAACAGGGGCTGTCCGCTCCTGAGGTTCGTGACAAGATAAAGCGCACATGTTTGGAGAGGTATGGGGTTGATACAGTCATGAGGCTCCCTGAGCATCAAGAAAAATGTTCTGAATCCATACTGAAGAAGTATGGTGTAACTAATGCCATGCACTCAGATGAGGTTAGGGAGCGACTGGCGCGCACATGTTTGGAGAGGTATGGTGTACCGTATCCATTTCAGTCTCCTGAGATTCAGAAAAAATGTGCACATCATGACACCTATATTGAACGTTTTGTGGAGAATATACTCAGCAGCCATAATGTTCAGTATATAAGAGAGTGTGAAACCGTCATCCCACCAGCACGCCCAGATTTTTATCTTCCGGATTATAACATGGTTATTGAATGTAATGGAACTTATTGGCACTCTGACAAATGTAAGTCCACGTCACATCATAAGTCTCGGTTTGTCAAGTGTGAATCGCTTGGTATTCAACAGGTTACGATATGGCAGGATCAGATAGATCGCATTCCTGACATAGTTGAGTCTGTGTTGTTGTCGAAGCTCAATATATATAAAAGAAAAATAGGGGCACGACAGTGTGAGGTTCGGACAATCAATTCAAGGATTTGCAATACATTTCTCAACGAAAATCACATACAAGGTGCAACAAGTGCACGGGTGCATTATGGCGCATTTTATAATAACGAACTTGTCGGAGTAATGACTTTCATCAGGGGTCGTGGGTGTCAGGGTTCGAGTGCTGAGTGGGAACTCAACAGGTTCTGTACTGTGAAACTCACACAAGTGCGCGGTCTAGTATCAAAAATGCTAAAGGTCTTTATATCTCAGTACCAACCCGAACAAATCATCTCATTTTCACACAACGACATATCTAATGGTTCGGTATATAAGAAGCTGGGATTTGTGACCGATGGGGTCATTAACAATTCATATTACTATGTCAAGGGCTCATGTAGGTACCATAGGTCAACATTCACTAAAGCCTCTATTGTAGTGCGTGGGTGGCGCGAAACAAAATCCGGGTGGACTGAGCACGAGGTTATGGATGAACACAACTATTATCGAATCTATGATTGCGGTACAAAAAAATGGGTGCTAACATTAAACCACCTCGAATAATTGATATATTATATATGTAAGAGCACAGAAAGCTTATAAAGCAGAAAGGCTCATTACACAATAAAATAAACTAATAAATTAAACAAAATTTTTACATCATGGCTAATTCAACAGCAACAATTGATGACATCATGGGATTCGACGCACAGAATCTCAATGCATTCCAGGAAAAAGGTCCTAAGTCAGACCCGAACATTTACAAAACCAACCCGAAAGATGCGAAGTCTGAAGACGGTATCTACCGCTCACGCATCAAGATTCTCCTTAACCCCATCGATCCTCGCAACTCCATCGTATCGCAGGCAACTTATTGGTTGAACCGCATGGATGGCTCTCGCCTTGTGCGCTCAAGCCTCTCTGAGGGTGACAAGTCTTGCGCATTGTTCCGGGCTTGGAAACGCCTTTGGTTCTCAGGTGATGAGAACAAGAAGGAGTTCTCAAAGAAGATCTACGAAAAGAATGAGTCTAACTGGGTTCTCGTGCAGATCCTTGAGGATGAGAACAAGCCCGAACTGGTTGGTCAGTTCCGCGTTATGAAGCTTGCAAAGGACATCTACGACAAGCTCAACTCACGCATGAATCCTTCCGCATCCGGCAAGTCATCTTACCCAGTAATGGACTATGTGATCGGTCTCGCACTTGATTTGGAGGTTCAGCCGGGTCCTGATGATCCCGCGCACCCTGAGCGTAAGCAGCGCGAAATCTCTTATTCTCTCTCTAACTTTGGGGACTATGCAACTGTCATCAAGACAGACGGCGCTCCGTTGTTATCTGAGGACGAGGTTGAGTTGGTTGATACCTATGTAACTGCCATCAATGACAGTCAGAACGGTAAGACTGACAAGAAGCGCAAGGAGGGTCTTGCTAAGCTCGCAGAGGTTAAGCCTCAGATCCGCCCCATCTATGAGAAGGTTATCACTTATGTGAAGGAGAACATGAATGATGCAGTTACTGGTGAGCCTATTGACTTGCAGAAGTACTGTGGATTCACTCCCTGGGATGAAGAGACTCGCCGAATCGTCAACGAGTTCACTGAGATGACCGACGCAATGGTTGATCCTGCAACTATGACGTATGAGCAGTTCAAGGCAGCTCAGGCAGCAGCACAGAACGGTGTTGCACCGGCAGCTGAGGCCACTTCAGCAGCTGCACCTACAGCAGAGGCTGCAGCAGCTCCACCCCAGGCAAACCAACCCGAGGCAGTTGGGGATCTTCCATTCTAAAAGCATACATAAACTATCTCAAACTCAGGCCTAGCTTCGGCTAGGCCTTTTTACTATAACATTTATATGGGACTATTATCACCAAATTATGATCTTGAAGTTGCTTTTGATAATCTGTTTGATGTGCGAGTTGTGTTGTGGGATCCTGGACAATTCAAACTTGAAGAGATGACCGATGAGGCTATAACATCCAAATGCACAAGCCTCCTCACACCCATCGCTCCACAGATACGTGAAATAATCAACCATGATGTTAAGGTTGAGGATAAGATTCGCAAGTTGTTATTCAAGCAGTTATCGCCATATCTCAAGCGACCACAAGAAGCTATTGTGGATGTGACCTGTTATAAATCTGGGCTTTGGGGTGATATACAATTTTATATATATGCAAACGATGCTGGGGCAATTATTTATGAACTTGGATTTGGAGGAATGATTCGTGAGTTTACTATCTGAAAACCTAGATGTGTCGGTCAACTTTGAAGACCTAGTGGACCTTCGCACGTGTGAGTGGGACGAAGAATACTTCAGAGATGACATAACCGCCGAACAGTACAGACGTAAGTGTTTGGACGTGATCACACCGGCGTTCTATTATGAACTGAAACGTCATTTAGAAGCGTCCTATAACGATTGGCACAACATCAACCTGTTTAGCGACATGTTTTATAGCGTGTTCAGAAACGTGCTGAAAGAACCAGGACACGCAGCCTGTAACGTGCGATATTCTCACGACCAGCATTGGGTGCAACTGACCATAGACGAGGAGTACTCTGCACACATTATTTATCAACTTGTGTTTTATGTGTAAATGTGCGGTAGAAATTATGCATATTTCTATGGGATTTACTAAATATTTGTGAGTCCTTTGTGATATATCTTTGAACAAGTTCAAATATATAGAACTATATCCCTGAGCAATATTGCTCACAACAACTTAAAAGAATAAAATTATGACAACTGTAGGTGACTTTTTGGTAGATTTTGCAGTATTCTGCGCATTCGCATCATTCATTGGCTTGGGCCTGATGGCTTGGTTCGGACTCTGTGAGTTCGTTCGCACGAAGATCATTGGTGCTGAGAAGTTTGATCGATTCTGTTGTGAGCTGCTGGGTGAGGAGTACGACCCGAAGGCGACCTACGAAGATGACAATGAAGATAATAAGGAATAAGTTCATCCCGTTTCCGGGTTACAAATGTGTCAACCTGTTTGGAGTGCTGTTTGTACGGTCCAAAGCAAACATTTCGCAACGCACCATCAACCACGAGCAGATTCATACGACTCAGATGAAGGAGCTTGGTTATATCGGATTCTACTTGTTGTATGTTCTTGAATGGTTGTATCTATTTGCTCGTTGTCACAATGCTCATGATGCATATCGTATGATCTCGTTTGAGATAGAGGCTCGGCTCTGTGAGATTCATGGCACATATTTGAGCTACCGTTTACACTATTGTTGGTGGAGTTGGTTCAAATGTCCTTATAAAATAAAAAAGGAGACGCTATCTTATTCAATATAAAAAAGCATCGCTCTGCGATGCTTTTGTTGTCTTATACAGATCTTCCACGGTCACTAATAGCCTTTGCTACATTATCCCATATCTCAGGTGGGCATATATAACTATGCCAACGACTGATATCAAGATTGGTTGGGTGGTTGGCCTTATTGTTGGACCAACTCCATACATAATCGCGGGTGGGAACCCAGGCAATCTCCACAGTTTGGGGAAGGGGGTTCTTTACAAACTTGCGAATCTCTATACCATGGTCAAAATCCTTTTTTCCACGCAGACCGGTCTTTTCCTTAAACGTAATTATTGTCACCTCCTTGGAGCGGAAAGCTGCCATCAGAGACATTTTGAATTGGGATTTATAGCTCCTGCATGCGATTTCAAATTGGTTATATAAACGCTCATACTCCTGCTTGGTTGGCGATACCTTGCTTGCATAGTAATCAGCAAAGGTCTCTATAAAACCATCAACCAGCACCTTATCAAACTCATCACCTTCGCCAAAATCCTTATCAAGCAGCCCTTCTTTGATAGATTTAAGCTTGCGCTTGCGCTTGGCATTGGGAATGTCACCTGACCCCGGAGTTGTATCAGTTGGGGGGGCTGGGTTACCAGCCCCTGCAGTATTACCTGGGGTTGCACATCCCCCACCACATTCTAAAAATTTATCTAAAGATCTCATACGAGTTTTACTATTTTTTCAAAATAAAAAGCAGGTATTGCATATAAGTCATCAGCGGTTTTGCGGAATCGCGCTATGCGTGTTGAGAAGGCGCGAGGTGTGTGCTTGTTGATGTATGTTGCGTCTACAAATTTTGGGGCACCTTTGTCACCAAACACTTCAGAACTCATCTGACAGGTCTCAAAGCGAATTTGTTGGTCTTTATATGCAAATATGATATAAAGCGATTTATTGTGGTCTTCATGCTTACGGAATACAATGCAATGATCATCCAGCCGTGCAAGCGCTCCTTCGCGATCGGTTCTGTAACGCTCACCAAACGCTCTGTGACAAAGCGCACACATCTCATCAAAGTACTGAGTGCCACGGACGTATACATGCTTATCAAACTTCTTGATCACCTTTTCCAGTGAGCTCCAGTCGTCAATGACCAAGTCCTGTTCAATTTCGGTGTCTATATCACCTAATATGCTTTCTACCAGGGTTCTCATGACTGTTTGCTGAATATGATTGCTTTGAGCATATCAAAATACGGACCGGGTAGAACAAAGTACTTACAAGATCCTGCTGTGGTCTGTTCCAGTTGTGCCTTACGAACCTCAAGCGTTGTTCCAGGACCCGGCTTGCTCACATAGGCGACACTCTTCCGTTTGTCATTATCATCCTGTATGTTGATCTCACCAAAGTACATAGAATCATCACCGTATATCACATACACATCTGTAACACCTGCGCGCTGATAAGAAAATAGTTTGGGTTGGTTGATACATATGACACATTTATCATTGGCTGCAGCTACAGCCTGGGACTTGGTTGCCTTGAACTGACTGCCTATAACCTTTGGTGCGTCACCCCACAGCTTCATGATGGTTGTATCCTTATATAAGAATCTGTTACCCAGCGATCGCTTGTGCAGAGTGAGTGGTAGGCTCATGTTATTTTTGAACCAGTTCCAATCTTTTATCTGCGGAATCTCTATGTCTATGTCAGAGTCAAGAATGGATTCAAGCACAGAGCTCAAGGATTTCATCAGGTGTGTATCTATATTTTGAATGAATTTCATATATATTCTCATGTATACTATAAGAATAAGATAAAATGTCACAGGACTCTCAAAATAAAGCCCCCATCACTCTCGAGAAGGCACTACAAGCCTATCGAGTTATTGCCGCACCGGCTCGTCTGTCATATAAGTATGGACTGACGCAGTCAGCGCGTGAGACACTGAATGAAATACACCCGGGATCCTTCAATGCCATGGACCTCATCGCAGGTTCACCGATCGATTGGAAGGGATTCTGCAGCTCGGTGTGCCAGGAAAGCCCTATCACTATTGCTCCTGGTATTCGAGTTCCTATCAATACTCCGTTCGAGATCAAGCACCTCTCAGACCTGGTAGCTATCATCACCGATCCGGCCAATGCAAACATTGAGAAGACACAGCGCAAGGTTGTATTCTCCACCAATGACGGTACACGTGCCTCGGGCAACACTGCATTCGAGAAGTGGAATGGATTTCAGGTGATTGATATGGACATAAAGGACGCCAAACTGGCGCGCGAACTTAAGGTACACATTTTCAATACCTTATGTAAGTGTAACTGGTTCTTTGGGGTCACTCTGTCTGCCTCGGGTAAGGGTTTGCATATATATACTAAGATTGCCATTCCTGAGGGTGATGAACAGAGCAAGAAGAAACTATTATATCTGGCTAACTTTCGCCATAAGTTCTCATTTGTCTATATAGCCTGTATGAACGCCGCTGAGCGTCTTGGTTTTACTAAAGCAGACCTGAACCGATGGATGGACTTGTCCATGTTCCGTCCTCAACAGGGTGCGTTCATTGGTTATGACCCCAATGTGATGATTAACATCAACTTCTTTGAGGACTTCATCTATTTCAGCTTTGATAATGTGGAAGATATCGGCCATCCCGAGATCGACTGGGTGACATATCCTGAGCTGAAGGAAGCATTTGCGCGCTGGGAATGGTTTGAGGACTCGGAGGATAACACCGTATCTGCAACACTGTTGAACGATAAGTCAGAGGCGGGCCCGGATGGCAAGAACCATGACAAGGTGCACTACAAACACAATGAACGCTGGCGTATTGCAAATACCCTGGTGAATATCTTTGCAGAACGTGATGGTGATGGCAATATCAAGAATGTGGCACTGCCTATTAAGTACATGCGTTCTATTGTGTCCAATAAGGTACCCGACAAAGAGATTATCGCAGACTGTCAGACCGCGGCTCGTCATGGTAAGCCCATTGATACCTGGGCTGTGGGTCGACTGAACTCTGTGCATGGATTTAATATAAAGATTCAGAGCAATGCACCCGAGGTGGGTGTTGAAGAGATTATGGGCGCGATGGAACGTATCGAAAACCCGAATCAGATCCGCCCTTCTTCTGATTATCACGAGTTCCATATCAGTAAAAGCCAGTACTTGTCTGACATTTTACCGCAGTTAATAGATAAATGTGGACTGATTACACTCATTGAGGCTGGCCCGGGTCTGGGTAAGACTGAAATGGTGAAGAAACTGGTAGCAGATGGCAAGAAGGTTATGATGATTCTTCCGTTCACATCTATCATCAAGTCCAAAGTAGAGACTCAGGAGGGTTGGTATTATGCGTATGGCTCACGTAAGCCGAAGTTGGATGTACAGAACGGTTTGGCGCTGACGATTGACAAGTTCTCACGCCTCACTCCGATGGACATTGCAGCGGCTGGATTTGATTATATATTCTTGGACGAGTCACACTTGCTGTTCATGTCCGAATATCGCCCCGTGATGCCAAAGGTTATTGACATGATCCGTAACACACAGGTGCCTATCGTGCTTATGTCAGGAACTCCGACAGGTGAGCTCGTGTTCTTTCAGGACATTGTGCACTTGCATGTTATAAAGGAAGAGACTCGCCGTAAGGAGATTCAAATTAACTTGGTTGACTCCACGAACACCCTGTTCTTCCATATGTGCAAGGCGATGGCTGCAGATATTGCGAAGGGTAAACGAATCCTGTTCCCTTCTAACGAGGGTACACTCTATTCAAAACGAGTACAGGCAGGCATTCAGTACTTCTTGCAACTCGACCATGCCATCATGGACCCCGTGGATCTGCAGTATTATAAGAAGTCCAACCTTGGTGATGAGTTTATGGACCAGGTGAACTTTAATAAGACTATCGAGGATACGCAGGTGGTGATGTGCACCACATATATGGGTTGTGGTGTGGACATCGAGGACAAGTATGATTTTCAGATCTACTTTGGAGACTTATGTACGGCTGCTGAGTGTGATCAATGGTGCAACCGATTGAGAAACAATGACTTATACGTCAAGATGTTTGTAGCGAAGAATGATGCGGATGGCAATTCACGTAACATTCATCAGTTCCGACCCATGAACTTCCAACTGGACGACGACGAGATCCGCACCGTACACTCCATCCTCCGTATGTGTAACGCAATGATTGAACGTAACCCTATTGAGTACAAGTACAACTCTGTGGTACAATCAATTATCTCTGACAACCGTTACATTATGTATGACGAGATCGCTTGCAAATACTATATAAATGAAATTGCCTTCAAGACAGTGACGTTTGAGCGTAAGTATCGTGACTATGCACAACAGTTGCCAGTGTTCATGAAGGGTATGAAGTGTTATGGTTACACTGTATCGGTCACTGACCTGGGGGCCTTTGCAGTGACTGGTCCGGAGGTCTTCAGAGATGTCAAGAACTTGGTAAAACTCGCATCTGATGATCAGTCTAACCTCAACACACAGCACATTGAAGAACTGCTTGACCTGTTCACCGACACTCGTATGGAGATATATAAAGAAGTGATGTCCGGACTGTATGAGATTCGCAAGGGTGCTGATTGGCACGAAGATGAGGATAAAAAGATCATGACTGTCAAGAACGTGGAGGTGTTTGAAAAAGTAGTACCCATCTTCATCTCTATGTCGAAACGATTTGATATCCCAGTCATCAAAGATATTTTTGAGTACTGCCGCACACCTCAGGGTCGTTATAATTTTGCAGCAATCGGCCGTATCCGCACACTCATCAACTTGGTGGAATCTGATGAGGCAAAGAACCTGGATGTTCCTATAAAGAAGTTTATGGAGGATGCATGGGCCTTTGCGGACAAGGTCAAGACTGATAAGAAGGAGTTTGAAGCCTGGATCATCCAACACGTCAATGAATATGCACTGTCGGAATCTACCCCGGACATCAAGATTCTCATGGCAGAGGGCGCACTCAAACGACTTAACAATGTGCTGACCCGCTTGTTCAAGTGTTTGGTAAAGTGCTCACGCCCCAACAAGGCCGGTGAGTTTGAGATGGAGCGCATAGAACTGTTGTGGGAGAAGCGCAAGCTGTTCTCTGATGCGCGCGACATGAACATTGTGACCCTGGAAGACTTTTTGGAGGCATGTGCACATGTGAAGGTCCGTGAGGTTCATGTAACGATGGAGGATGCAGAAGGCAATCCTGTAGATAAGGTAACTGAAGTAGCAGATAGACCACTGGAACGAACCAGTGAAGTTGCTCAGACAAACATAAAACCCAAACTCCTCAATGAGGATGGTTCGAAGACTATTGACTCCATGTCGGACCAGGAACTGTTTGATCAGTTTGGGATGGAGGGATGTGAAGCCCTTCCTTTCTGATTCATAGTATACATCTTTGGAAAGCCTGCTCGTGAGAGTGGGCTTTTTTATTTGCGACTCATTTTAATGCGATATATCGCGCGATCTTTCCAGTCCCTATAGAATTACATTGTTTGATGATTTGAAGCGATTAGAGCGCAAATAAATGCGCAAATTTTTGATTCTAACACTAAATATACAGCCCACCTTTGTTATATATCTCTGAAGGTGCACTAAAGCACCAAATAACGAATGAATTTTACAGAAACTTATAAAGCCGCTGGTATGTCTGATGAGCAGATAGTAATGCTCCGATGCATCATGAACTCACTTAATCCAGATTTATATGATGATTTGGGTCGCAAAGGTCGATTGTTGACCATGTGCGACGTCAAAGATAAAAGTATATATGATGTTATAAAGTCAAAGTATCAAAAAGCATATGACTCAGTGCTGCAACTGCTTGCTGAGTTCAGACAGCCCAATGGCACAACCGCGATTGGTCCCGGTGAGGCTCTAATGGTGATGTTTATGGACGGAGCTCGATTTGCGGGCCACCGTGAAGATTCAGACATAGTCATTGGTGACAAACATGTAGAGCTCAAAGGTCAGATGTGCCGCATTGCAGGTCAAAAGTTCCGTTATGATTCTCAAAAGGCTTATGACTACACTAAGCAATTTGCCTGGAGATTCTATCAAACACATCTGACTAACCAACGTCCAAACCAATCCATCCAGGGTATGTGTGAGATGACAGAACTGCTGGTGGATGGTGATCTGGAAACGGCACAGGACTATCTATTTGGGATTGCTGGAATAATTTGGCCCGAGGCTCCGGTTGATGCCAAAGAGCACTGGGTGCGTAATACCTATCAACGCCTGCTGGCTACTCCCCGCGAAGAGATAGTGTCTGATCCACGAATGGTTGGTCGTGGTAAGAAACGTCATTTTGACCCCGACCACACTCGCATCAAGAAGATCGTTACATCTAAGTCCGTTGCACCTGTATACATTCAGTGCCAGGGTGAACTGTGCTTTGCACGCTATGCTTGCGAGGAAGGTTTTGATTACTTGGCAACCTTTGACAAAGCGACTGGACAGGTGCGTTTTATTGACACCGATGGGTTGACCTTGTTTAACGTTCAGGAGGTACTGGCTGGTCACATAGAGTTCACACGAGGCATTGGAATTGGCAATCAAGACAATGGTCCTCAAGCAAAAATTCTTTGAGATTTTGCTAAAGAACCAGCAGAGGTTGGTTATATTTAATCATTAAAGAAAGAAATGTTATTTACTTTACATATAAAAAGCCCGTGAGGGTGTAATAGTTACGATTCGAATTATTTGTTTTATGTAAGCGCTATAGCTTAACACACTATAGTAGTTCACTGAGAAGATCGGCTCGTGAGAGTCGGTCTTTTTTTATGATATATATAAATTTCATAACAATAGATATGATTTCTCTAAGTGAGTCACTGGTCTGTAGACCCATACTTGAAAAATATAATGCTTCTGTGGATAACTTTGGCGATCTGCCTGGTAAGTCCGCCCCCTGGGATGCGATGACATCTGATGAGCAGGCCGTAGCCACTGAATGGCTCAAGAAAGTGTTTGGTGATGAGGTATGTCTCATTGTATCAGACAAACAAGAGGTTATCAAGATTCCTCGTTACTTGGCACCACGCATCGATAGTACTGAACATGGTCCTGAGATTGAGGTACAGGTGGGTACTGGTACTGATAGATCTCTATATATAGTTCGAGGTGCTAAAAGACACAAGTTCGCAGTGACGGGTTCGGGTTCGATTGGACGCGTTACTACCGCGGCACAAGAGTCCGCAACCTGTCTCATATGGAATGCGTTTGTGCTGGATCCTGCAGCAGAACACTTCGATATAAAGTCAAAACAACAGGTTGCAGACTGTGTTCGTGACCTTTCAGGTGATTTTGATGCAGCCTGGATCAACTCGTTCCAGGAGCAGATACAGGCTATTATAACTTTCATGTTGTCACGTGGCATTAGTCAAGATGATATAATAAAGTATCGCGCATGTCGTTACGGTGAGAAGGACTTGTTGTTGCCTGGTGGTAAGAAAGAAGATACAAAGACTGGTAAGGCACATGAGGAGTTCCTCAAGGCTTATATGGATAAAATTGAGGCAGAAACTGGTGATCGTGGTCAGAAGGATAACTTTGACCCATCGGACATTGTGTTGTATCTGCCTGGTGAAGGTGTGATGAACATCTTTAATAAGCTCAAGACACAATGCACTAAGGTCACGTCATCAGAGGATATGATCGAGGCCTACCGCGAACTCTTTAATAAGAACCTGATGTTTGGCATCTCGCTCAAAAAGTGTTCGGGTAAAGGTTCGTACGAACTGTTTAACCTAGGTCGTCAGTCTGATGGTTCGGTGCGTGTAACGAAGGTTGAGAACTGGCGTGACAAAACTCATTCAAGTGCCAATCAGTCACAACTCAAAGTGATGGGTTCATTCAACCTTTCGGGTATCTCAGACCCAGACGATCCGGAAAAGCACATACAAGAAAAAGAAGTGCTCGTTACTCTTCGCTCGTTTGGTGGCTCTAATGCGATGGACGTGAAGGAGACATCAGGTCCCGCCATCGGTAAGGTCCCAGTTCGTATGTGGACAAGTGCGCTTAAAGTACAGGAAAATGATTTGGAAGGCGCCATCAAGAAGTTTGATGAGTTCGTGGATAAAAAACACTATAAAGAGCTCGCAGACCTCATTGCAGGTGGTATGAAAAATGGCCCATGGTGCTTGCCGTTTGTACTCATACATTGAAAATTTCATAATATTGTCACAGGTCCGGGTCACACCCGGACCTTTTTTGTTTATGTTGTGTCATAAAATAATGAATATGCATGGCCTCTAACAAACGTATAATGAATCAGCTGGATCGTTTTACAACTAATTACATTGATCTGATCGCTGAGTATGATGCAACAGAAGGTACCTATCCTTTCGATTGCTGCAAATATGAGATAACAGAAAAAATGGGAAGCATGATGAAGCAGTTCAAGGGAATTGATTTTTCTAACACCCTGCGCGATGCGCTTCAGAATGCTATAAAATATCAAGAACCTGTACTCGATTCACTGTCTTCCATCTTCACAGGGCTGATGCAAGAAAGTGACGGGGTCAACACAACACAACAGTACTTTAAGGAGATTGGTGAACTATATAAGAGATATAAGGGCGACGAAGACCTGAAATATTGTCCCGAGAATCGTGACAAGCTCATTTCGCTCAACACTAAAATGGTTGTATCTGTGGCGAAAAAGTATCAGGGTCTGGGTCTGTCACTGCAGGAACTTATCTCTGCCGGTAACCTGGGACTATGTACTGCCTGGGACAAGTATGACCCCTCTAAGTCACAGCTTAAGGATAATTTTTTAGAGGCTGTTACAAATATCAATGAACCATTCACTAAACAGGACTTACTCAGTTGTGTAGATAGCCTGCTGACATATGGCAGTATCCGTCAGAAGATAGATGATCATTTCAAGGATGGGCGTACCTACACGCGCGCGGAACTGAGCGCCTGGGTGGATAAGAATGTATATAATGCAAAATTCAGTTCCATTGCCATGATGTGGATCAAGGCTTTTATCCTCATTGAAATTGACAACAATTCTCGCGTTGTCAAGAAACCCAAATCAGAAATATATAAAGACAAAGAAGCAACTGGTGCTTATCAGAAAGAGTGCTTGTTAAACCTGGATGCACCCATTGCGGGAGACACTGATACTACTTTTGCAGACACCCTGGGCATGGAGGCAGATGATGCTACCGACTTGGACGTGATGGAGTCCTATGATGAGTATAAAGAAAATCTCAATAAGCTACTTGAGGGAGTGTCTGGGCGTGACAGACGAGTCCTGCTCTCGAAGTATGGTATCGGATTACCTCGACCGCTGCTTCCAAAGGAGATCGCAGATAAAGAAAAACTGAGCGTGGCCCGCATCAGTCAGGTTGTGTTGTGTGCGCTAACAAAGATGAGAGAGAATGCAGCTAAGTATGAAATCGACCCAGCATACCTATTTGAAGCGTGCTCAAAGTTCAGATAAGTGGTTGTGATTATATAAACCATCCACACAATACACATATATTAGTCCATCATTAAATATCAAATAACTATGTGTTTAATTATTGGAATTCATGGTCGCAAGGGTGCAGGACGCAAGACTGCTGCCTGGTTGCTAGCCAAAACAATAGAGGAGATTCGCCGGGGTACCTCTTATGAGAAGTACAAAATCCTATATAAGTGCTGGGTGGAACTGGTCATTGCAGATGCATCAGAAGCTGCTTCAACTGATCATGTCATTTTAGATTCGTTTGGAGAGCACATTCTTGATCAGGTGAAGCAGTTTTGTCCCAATCTCATCCCTTATGATCTTCATGATGAGGAGACTATCAACCATATATATATCAATCCGGTCACTTTTGAACTGATCAACCCGGTCAACGATGTAGTGGACATCATGCCGTTACATGCTGATACTGTATATAACAGAACCATGGCAAATGTGCGCGGAGCTGCGGGTGAGTGTGAGGAGTGTTGGATGACCTTGTCCGAGTTCATCATGTACTATGCTCACTTTGTGATGAAGACCTTTTTTGGCAAGGACGTTTGGTTGAACGTTGCCTCATCCACAGCCTCGGCGATGAGCTCAGACGATATTCGTATATACTGGGATTGTAAGACCCAGGCAGAGCTGAGTTATATATCTCAAAACAAGGGAGTCCTCATTGAGGTGACGAGTCCAGATCGTGAGTCAGATGGGGGGTTCAGGGATGTTCAGTATATTGACCCCGACTATGAGATCAACTCACACCTGGGTCTGGAGTATTGTGCAAGTAAGTTTTGGGGTATTGCTAACGATATATATAAACATTAAAACAAGAACATATGGCTTTTAGAAGAAAGATTGATTTGCAACTCAAGCGTCTGAGTCCTGACGCAGTGCTTCCTGCCTATGCTCACCCGGGCGAAGATGCGGCCATGGACATGGTTGTAACCTCTGTGGAATATGATGAGGAGCATGATGCATATGTATATGGCACCGGTTGGGCCTGTGCAACAGATTCGCTGGTTGCTATGTTGTGCCATCCGCGCAGCTCAGTATATAAACAAGATTTCTATCTCACCAATGCTGTGGGTATCGTAGACACAAAAGGCTACAGAGGCGAAATTAAGGCTATTTTTAAGCACCGCGATTCCCTGTTGGTTCGCTTGCAACGCAATGCCCAGGTTTATTATGACACACTTCCCTGGTACAAGAAGCTAGGCCGCAATGTCTTGACAAAAATCATGATTGAGCTGCGTGATGAGTTCCTCAAACATCCTTGCGATTTCGCACCCTACAAACCCGGTGATCGCGCGTTCCAGTTTTGGCTCACTCCCATTTATGAGACAGAGATCACTGAGGTCGATCAGTTGAGTGAAACTAGTCGTGGTACAGGAGGCCATGGATCCACAGGCGTATGAGTACAAAACAGAAGGTAATGGCGGGACTATTTGCAGTCCTTTATGTGATGGTAGCTCTTGTGAGCTTCTATCACGCCATTGAATTCTTTTCAATGGCTAACGCGCAGTGGTTGGGTATCATCCTGGCGCTCGCTTTTGAGATAGGTCAGGCCTGTGTGCTTGCTTATATATTAGTCACCCGAACCAAATCAGTTGCCTCCTGGGCGCTGATGGGCTTGCTGACAGTAGTGCAATGCATTGGTAATGTATTCAGTTCTCATATGTACCTGGTCAACCATTCACAGGATAAGATTCAATATTTTGTAGATAGCGTACTGTTCTTTGTAGCAGATCCGGATCCCAAAGTCAATATCGTGATGATTGATTACATTTGTGGTTTCTTGCTGCCTATTGTGGCACTGGCTATGACCTCTATGGTGGTGCATGTACTGGAGCCTGATGAACCCGAAACCAAACAATCCGAAACTATTAACCCACAAATATTTATGTGACACGTGTCGCACAAACAAACTTCATGAATGAAAACGAAACTCCTCAAGCGGTTCAGAAAGGATGCATGTAAATGTATCAGATTGGATGTCCTCAATTGTTGCAAGATATATAAAATAACTCACAACTTGTTTGGCAAGGATGATATCAACTATCTCCGCTGGAATCATGACAAAACTGTGTCGTTTGAATATGAATATGGGTATCCGGGTTGGTTTACGGATAACTTATCCGAGGCTCTGGATATGTTGGAAGTGCAGCGCAGGTTGTACATGGAGGAACAGGTTAAGCAATATAAAGAAAATATGCGAAATTTATGCGAATGTTTGCTAAAGAAACAAACCGAATTTGGTATATTTAATTGAGAACATTAAAAAATAAATAACAAATGAACAATCTGATTAAGTTTTTCCATGCCGCGCCCACAAACGGTAAGTTGCTGGATCCCGCTTTGGTAATCGCTGAGGCGGCAAAGAGAGGTTACCTCCCTCAGACTGCTTGTTGCACTCAGGAGGTGCTCAATTTTGTAAAGTCTGAGGAGTATAATCCTAATTCTACTTTCTACAAGACATTCGCAGATGTCACAAACAAAGATCGTTTTGAACTCCTCATCGATCAGTTGTTGCATTATGCTGATGTGTATGGCCTTGGCAGACGTGATGCTGAGGTTTATTGCCCCAATGGCGATCCCATCAACATCGATTATAAGACTTATACAGTCATCAAGGCAGTGACTCCTCGCGAGTTCTATGACATGTGTATCAATTGTATCAACGCCGGTGCGGCACTCGCCACCACCACTCTTGATTCATTGATCGCATACATCGTAGAACGAGTTCAGAAGGATAATTATCCTATTGATCTCAGTGCTGTGGCTAACCGCGATGCTCAGTGTATGCTTTCAGTGAAGTTGGGTCTTTATCCTACTGACGGAGCCGGTATCATCCGAGTGCTGTACTACAAGGTATTTGGTAACCCCATGCCTATTCAGGGTCACATGCAGCTTAACGCACTGTTTGGCCGTAGAACTCGCTGGGGTAGTCGTACTGAGGCTACAGCTAACGTAGCAAATGTTGACCTGACGATCCTGACAGATGAGCAGAAAGTAGCGCTGTCAGAAGTGTTCTATCGCTATAAGAAGTTCCTGCTGGGACTCAAGCGTGTTAAGAAGAATCGTGCTGTAATCAATCAGCTTCGCCGTATGGCTGAGAAGAATCATAAGCCCACTACATTCGGATTTTGGGAGAACATCACCAATTTGTCTCGCAAAGAAGTTGCTGAGCGTTTGGAAAAGGAGCTCGACAAGTTGGATAACAACTTCAAAATCACTCGTTTGATCCAGATGTTTGAGCTTCGTCGTTTGCAGAACTTGAACAAGTCTCAGCGCATGTTCACCGTCCGTAATGGTAAGGTTTGGCTCGACAAAAATTCGGTTGCACCCTATGCGGGTTGGTGGCAGTCAGTCCGCGAGGCGCTGGTGATGAAACTGATTGAAAACCTCAAGGCGAAGCGCCTGGAAGCATCACCTTATGCACAGTACGTAAAGTTCCCGAAAAACCTCGAATTGGCATGCCCTGTATCTGAGAAGAAGTTCCTGGGTAATGTACCGTTCGGATCAGTCTATAACCTGGCTGGTTCCAATAACTACTTTGGTGTTTATTGGAGAAATGAATGGGGTACACATGACTTTGACTTGTCGTTTGTAAGTGATCGGGGAAATAAACTCGGTTGGAACTCTGATTATTACAATGAAGGAAAAAATATTGTATTCTCTGGCGATATGACAAATGCAGAGCCAGAGGCGACCGAAATGTTCTACGCATCAGGCAATGTAGAACTTCCTAATGGAAACCTATTACTTAACCGTTACAGTGGTGAACCGGATTCACAGTGGCGACTGTTCTTTGGACAGGATAAAATATCAAATTTCGGTAAAAACTACATGGTTGATCCTAATACCATCCTGTTCTCAGAGATGGGTAAATCTACTTCAAGTGAGCAGATTGTGGGAAGGATTCAGGACGGTAAGTTGTTGGTTTGTGTAGCAGACCTCTCAGATCAGAGAGTATCCTGCGGATATGTAGACCACAGTCAGTCATTTGTTGATCAGGCACAGTCTTATTTGATGCTCAAAGACATCTTGCTTCGTGCGGGTTACTATGAGTACACCGATGAGATTGCAGAGAAAGGCGTTGTACCCACCCTTGACTTGACTGATTTGAATAAAGACACACTTCTCAATCTTTTCTCATAAATCTAATTCTTGAAATCGTGAAGGGCCTGCTTGTGAAAGTCGGCCCTTTGCTATTGTATATGTATATTATTAGATTAAAATAAGAAAACAAAATTCATGAAGTCACTATACGAGGGACTACTCGATACTATTGATAGCGATATTGACAAGGAAGTGGTGGATAACTGGCTCAAGCAACATGGCAGGGGCAAGTTCAAGACCATGCTCCTTAAAAATGGCAGCTACAAAGTGTGGGGTGATCTCATTATAAGAAATGCTCGCGCCATTCCAGCGCTGAACATCTCATACATCGAAGGCTCGCTCCATATTGAGAACTGCGACATTGTAAGCCTGGATGGCATTTTTGATAGATATGGCACATTCCGAGCTAATGTCTCTATTACAGATTGTAAGAAACTACAAAGTATCAGTGAGCTTCCGTTCAACATTCGCGGACGCCTGGACATCATCAACTGCCCATCACTCAAGTCACTGGAAGGTGTAGATTCCATGGCAGATGAGATTAGTATCATGAGATGTGGCAAGCGTTTTTCACAGGACGCTGTCCACAAGGCATTCCCCGTTACATCAAAGATTTTCTGTTCCGAAGAGGAAGAAGTTGCCAATATTAAAGAATCTTTCCAGGACGCTATCTTGATTCGTATGTATGATCAGCTGGTAAGCGTGAAGTCTAAGATGAAGATTAGCGATGCACTGGGTCGTGGCATTGCACTGGATAAGATTTCTTCATCTACACGCCAGACCTTCGAAATGCCAGGAGATGTGAAGGCCATGAAGACTCGCGTGCGCAAGTTTGCAGCTAACGGTAACAACAGCATGCGCGGTTTCGCTATCACTGAGACGTGGGATGGGGAGTTTACTTATCTATATGACTTCCATCAGACCCGTTTTGATCTGCGTAAGAATGATCCGCGCGGCACTTATTTAGGGTCTGTTACTAATGTACTTGAGTCTCTCACCCCAGGCAACACATTTATGGACAATGTGCATTATGTACATGTATATGTTGCTGAGGATGATGAACTGTGGACTTGGCAAAAGACCCAGGACCGCCTCAATTCAAGAAAGGGTATGATTTCTAATGACCCAGCGGCTCTGAAAAAGATGCGCGATGAACAGGTAGAACGCTATAAGGCAGCCGTGCGCCGCATCAAGGCAGAACGCAAATCCAGCGACTACCAGGCAGAAGTAGCAAAAGTTGAGGCCATTATGAAGCGCTTCAGTGCATTTATGAACAAGATGATCACTGATACCTCCTGGGCAAGCAGTATCGGATTCAAGGCGACAGAAGTGTTTGACTCCATCCGGATGGGATTTGAGCGTGGCAAAAATTACCAAAAATACGGTGTAATATATTGCTTCCAAAACTGGACGAGCTGTGTTGTACGTGTGTGCAGTGGCCAGAGCTCCTACAGTGGTGTGGAAGACATTAAACGCCTGCAAAACTCTTTAGACGAAGCGCTCGGTTGGGCAAACAGAACGCTTTCTGCGGTGGGTTTATAAAAAGCAAGAACCAACACAAACGCATAACACTCGATTTAAGCGCATTTATTTGCGCTCTAACAAAAGATCAGCCCTGAGGATATATAAATCTTCAGGGCTGCTTTTATCTGCGCGTAGAGCGCGTTAAAATAAGTCACTTCTTTTTGAGTAGAATCTCTAGCAAAATGCTGCGTTGAGGTTTGGCCTTATTAGGATACCACCAGAATGTTACCGCATCCTTTTTGCGCTCTACCGTTACACGCCCGGTGTTCCAATATTTTAAGAACGCAGACTGAAGTGTTGCACTGTCAGCATCTACGGGTTGCTCATACAACCAACAGTACAAGTATCTATGCATACTACGTTCCCCATACATGGTCTTGTGATATGGAAGATCGGGGTGGGATGATGCAAAGAATTCTTTTTGCAGGCGCAACACCCCAGCACTGGCGATAGGCTCACCACCACTCCAGCGCAATTCATACATGTCCGCAATGTTCAGGGACACATCTATATCACCCAGGATGCTTTCAGTGAGTGTTCTCATTGAATAATGTGTGAATATTTTTATCAGAATCAAAATAAGTTACTACTGCACTTTCCCAGGACTTAATGTCGTCCAGGGTAGCGCTTTTGAAGCCGTGAGCTTGTAGGCGGGGGCTCGTATCGGATCCCCATATCAGGCGATCAAGCGGAAGCTGTGTGATGAGCATGGGGTTAGCTGCAAGCCATTTTGCTGCATCCCAGCTGATATCCAACCACAGATTAGAACTGGTAGCAACAAGATTGCGAACTGCATCAAAGGCAAACTGTTGATTGCTTTCGTTCATTCCACAGTGGCAAAGTACAACCGGAACGTCAGGAAACTTATTACACAAACGCTTCAGCGCCTCTGACTCAACTGTACTGGTGATCTCATAATGTATGAACACTGGCAAACTGCCCACTTGTTCGGAGAACCTACATACCTCATGGGCGAATGATATTCGCTTGAATTTCACATCCTTACCATTGAATACATCATACAACTTGAGCTCCCCAAACCCAACGATCACGTCACTGTGTTCTTTATATATAGTTTTTATAGTATCAATATCCAGACCAGTCGCACACCACGAGTGTTTAGAGGGGTCCAGTTCGCCTATATATTTACTATACATCCCAGGCAAATCCTTATACTCTGATAAGCAGTCCAGCTCGATATCTGCAAAGGATACCGAGCGAGAAACCGGCAGGGTGCAAGGATTGGGTCCACGATGCGAGAACGTGTGACAATGACCATCGATCACCGGAAGGTTGACTACATGGTCCTTGTTGAGCGTCTGTTGGATGTAATGGTAGAGTGGTCTCATAGAGGAGTTACAGACAGACCATACTTCTTCATGATGGTCGAAATCTTTTTCTTATAAGCCACAGTTTTGGGGTTACGCTGGAGCTCTGGGTCATCAAGTCCTTGTCTGTAGTCATAGTTCCAATAGAACTCAAATACGCTATTTGAGCCGTTCATGTGCCAACGGTAACTGTTGTGGTCCTTGAGCTCATCCTCAACATCACCATAATATATTCCCACACCATATCCTTTGTCATATTCACGGTCTTCCCAGGTCTCAGGGTAAGCATATGCGTCACAGGTCCACTTAGACCAACCCGCAATCAGTGTATAAAGCAGCACACGGCGTTCATGTTCAGTCAGACGCCCTCTGTTTGCTGCCCTGAATCCAGGTTCTGTGCATCCATAGAGCGCAGCTTCGTAATATACTGCATCTTGCTGGCGAAGATTACCCTTTGTTGTACCGCCAATAGCTTTGAAATCAGCCTCCATGTTGGAGCTCATCTCTACATATTCTTCAACTGTTTTATCAGGCGTATCAAGCACACCTTCAAACACTTTTGCTAAGTCTTTCATATATATCTTTAGAATGTATTTGGCATCATAAAATAATCACAGGCTCTGTTCTTCTCAGCCCATTCCTTAATTTCGTCAATATCGTTGCTTGCTGCGTCTGAGTAGCGTGAATAATCAATCTCTACGCCACCAGGGAGCTTAAAGCTAAATGTGCCATAGATATCAGCCAGGGCCATTTTGCAATAGTCTACCACCAAACGGAAGAAGTAATGCGAATTATACAGGTCCTGGATTTTGCAGCGCACGAAGGTCTCTATAATGAGATCTGAGTGTCCCAGGTCTCCGGTCAGATTGAGTTTGGAACTGTACTGATTGAACGCATAAGATAGAGGCGGATTGAGGAACTGATTAAATGTGTCAATCTCATAAAGAGACATGGTTACATCTGACAAGCTATAACCTGTACCTCCGGTCAGGCCCAGGCCACCACCGATGATTCCTGCGCCACCGAACATAGAATAGGAAGACATCATCATGCGTTCAATAGAGAAGTCACCCATCGCTCCGTAACGAAGATCCTCCTGGAGCTTGTGTACTCCATATACCGCATAAATCTGTGCCGGGAGCTGAATGATCTTGTTCAGGCGTCCGTTCTTGCAGATGTCCGAGTTCTTGACCAGGAAGTTACGTTGTTCCAGTGAGCCATCCACATTCTCCCAAAACCAACCAGCTGCCTGAAGAATCTTTTCAGGAATGCGATCTGCTGGGAGAGCTATGGGGAGCGCACAGGACTGGGTTACCTCTTTCTGAACCCGAAGGATGAACATGTTGTCCAGCTCGTCTTCGAATTCATGAGTCCACATGAGCCCGTCATTATTGGGGTTTGAATATTTATTTTGCATGTATTTTCTGTTATATCTTAATAATATTCATGTGTTGGTCTGTTGTGTGGTGACGATATATTTTCTTATATAGTTCAATAGTGATGGTTTTGAGGTTATGGTGCGGGGTTATTGTATTGATATACAAATAGTTAATTGTGTTGGGTGATGGTTATGGCAATAAAAAAAGCCCAACCATGAAGGTCAGGCTTTGATGGGTGTTATGGTCTGGGTGGCGTGTTACTCAGAAATCGATGCGTAGTCAGCGGCGAGTGAAGCGAGGAGCTGCAGTTTGACTGGATCCCCCTTAAACTTCTCTGTGAGTGCTGCAATGCGGTCCTTGATGGACTTATCCTGGTTCTCCTGGAGCTGACGAGCTACCTCTTCTTTGTGTTCAGCAGTGGCATGCTCCATAGCCTCAGTAACAGCAGTCTTGTACTCATCACCGAGCTCTACATTAGTCTTTGACTTGATAAATGAAAGAGTCTCAATGGCGTTCTCATTTACTGTCCACTGCGGGTGTGATGTAGAAGCAATGAGTGATGCATAAAGTGTTGAGCCGGCTTCGATAACAACAAATCTGTCACGAGCTGTTTCATAGACACCAACCTGATCCAGGCTTGCAATAGCTTCATGATTCTCAGCTGTCAGCGCAATGGCCTCAAGAACCTGAGCATACTCAGCACGGCGGCGTGGATTGGCTGTCATCAGAACCAGGCGCGAATTGTCACGGAACTGCTCTACAGTGAACTCACGTTCCTGCTTGCCCTGCTTGCGAGTGATTTTGTCCTCGTTGATATGGAATTCAACATCACCATAGTTCACAGTGATACCTGATTCGTCAATGGTAGTGATACGAGCCTCAAGCAGGGATTCAACAACCTTGAATGTATTGCTTACCTCTGTCCATGCAGCTTCGGTAATGTTCTTGGCATCATCGATCTTATAAAGATGACCAGCCACTACGAAACAATGTCCATCAGCCACAGATTCTACCATAGACACAGGGGTGTGCTTGGTGTAATCAGCTTTAGACTCAACAATAGTACGGCCGGCAAATACCTGCTTTGCAATAGTCCGGAAGGATTCGCAGAACATCACGTTCTTGAGCGAACCTGCCTGGATGTATTTTACAACATTCTCTTCGGACTGTTCCAGGAGCTTTTCTACCTGGCGTGCTGCGTTGCGGTTGAGTATGTTGTTTTTTGATTGATTAGCCTGAATAGACTCACATGCAGATGCAAGAGCCCAGCTGGTCTTGCAAGACTGGATATAGTCAGCTACGCGACCCAGCGCTTCGTTAATGCCATTATCATAGCGGTGCTGTGCGGCTTCGCGAACGAATTGATTAACAACCCCACATGACTCAGGATTAGCCAGGAGGTATGATTGATACTTTGAAAGGAGTTCGGCGCCTGTCTGTGTCTGTGCAGACGCTTCAGAGATGATGTGACCGAAGTCCATCTCGACTAAGACTTTATAATGAGTCATGTGTTATTGGTATGTTTATAACAATAATAAAAAAGAGGGAGGACTTGCCTCCCTCTCATGTTATACTTGCTTGAATGAATTTGCCTTGTCACCGGCAATCTGTGATTTTGAATATACAACAGCAGATCCTGCTGTATTCAATTCAATGGTTTCATAAGATACTCGTATCATTGATACATCCACATACGGTATGATGTATTTTTGAATCTCGCTGTCTGGGATGCTTGAGCTGTTCATATAGTTGGTGTCAAATGAATAGTCATAAACAACCGCATAAGTGCCATTGCTATCATATGAACCGCCGAAGAAGTTTTTAAGGGCATCTGCACCCCAGTACTTATTACCTAAGCGCACTTCAATGTGTGCATGATATGTAGCGCCCTGGTAGGACATAATCAAGTTCAGTGGGAATGCCTGTGCAAGCTTATCATTACCACCCGCCTGTTGTACAAATATATTTTTGCCATGAATACTTGTGCTGCCATCTGCTAACACTGGACCCTCACTATAAGACTGACATGTACCTTTGATGAGTGCAAAGTTATCATTCTCAAAGTTCACTTGCTGCCATTCGCCAGCCCAACCAGTGTTGTCATTATATATAGCTGCAATGTTTGATGCTATGGTGTCACTATCACTACCCTTGATGAGATATTGATAGATCATATAACCCAACCATAGTCGCACCCCCTTTTTGAGGGAATATGAGTTTCCATCATAAACGCCACCCACCAAACTACCAGCTGGATCTGCCAGTGCAAATAGCACGGTAGAGTCACTATTTTCCTGTACAGTAGCCCAGGTGTCATCAGAGTTTTTCTTGACAATAAAGGTAGCCTTGTGGGTACCACTATCTGCAGTAAAATCCGGGCGGATGCTTATTTGCTTAGTGCCAAATACATCACCCAGCGATACTGATGAGGACGTCACAAGCTCCCAGTTGCTAACTGTTCTGCATTCAAGGGTATTCCATGCATCCTTATGGATTCTGAATATATAAGGGAATCCATCTGCCGTTCCACAAACTCCCATCTCAGTTTTGCCTGATAGTTTTAAGATAGCATTTTGTGTACCACTATCTTCAATGCTGGTCATGCTCAGATCGGATACGGTTTGAATACCCTCGGGTTTTGAATAGCAGTCAACACTGTTTGCAAGGACTATATTACCTTGCGCATCCCATCCACACATCCAGGATCTTGGCGCATACATTTTTTTACCATCGCTCGATTGCATGAATGTATTCTGTGAAATTGCGCCAAAATAGTAATAATCCGCATTAGCATCCACCTCCTTGATAGCAAGAACATCCCATCCAAAAGTAGTATCCAGCTTATTGCTTTCATACATGTTGGTGTGGGGATTTGGGATCTCCACAGGACCTGTAGCTCGAACCAGTACATAAGCATCGGGGTCAGAATTAACGAGCTCTAACAGCTTCTGGCGAGCTTCCCAGTAGTTGGCAATCTCTTTCTCAGCGGCGGTTGCTTCTGAGCTTTTACAGTGCTCAATCCATGCATCACCGCTTGAATAGGTATCGTCTTCACCCTCATCATAAAGCTCATAGGTTGACTCAATATCGCTATCGTTGAGAACATCTCCTGCATATATCTTACCTGAGAATGAGTTTGTACCCCCGTATGTCGTGTACAAGCATTTACCATTTGCATCAGAGGTCAGAGTTGCTATAATCTGAGAATCTGCAAACAGCGGGTACTGATAGTTGTCACTGTCGTCGGTTGGGAAAGAAGTATATATCTTTGTCTCCCCCGCAGCACCATCACGTTTCTGACGAACAAGATACAGCACAGTGCCCTGGGTGAGAGATATAGATGAATACAGCGACCACTGTACTTCAGCCCAGTTGATAGTACCATCTGCTACGGCTGTCTTGATCCACACATAGGGGTGTGTTCTGTTACCCTCCGCATCCACTTCATTACACCAGTTGGAGAATGCTTCATCCAGTGAATCAAATACAACCTGTGATTGCTTGCTGTTGGAATTTGTCGCTCCATAAAGAGTGCTGCCTGTTAGGTTGATATCAGGTTTTGTAGAGGTCTTTGTAAAACATGCAACATATTTCTTTGCAGCAACCATATCCGAAATGGCGGGGTATACAAAGGTCAGGGTTACAGTCTGCGGATCCTTGTCCATTGCGCCTGGGCAGTGCGCTGAGGCAATCTCAAGTTGACCCGCTGGGGTCAGTCTAAACCATATACCATACTGACGATCACGGTCGTTTTTGGTACCACCCACATTCCAGTTGTGATTTTTATCTGCCTGATATAATGAGTTGACAAACACCATGGATGGGGATGCTGGTTTGGGGAAGTTGTCTCCTAACATGTCTTTCCAGACAAATCCATCACAAACACATGATCCACAGCATTCACCCTGATCATTCATATCCCCGCTTTTATCCTCCTGATTCTGCCACAAGAAACCGTATTGATAGGTATAATGTTTTTTACCCAGGCCAAGAGCTCCACCATGGTGACTGTTACGAGACTTAAATTGCCTGTCCATCTCAATAGATATGGTCACCACAGCAATCATGTTGTTGATCACACCATTAACGACCATGGCATGGTGCTTCTTTGTGTGACTGTATAAATAACCAGTCTTCGCAGAAGCTGAAGCAGATTCAAATGGATTCACGCCCAACAACACAGTGTTGTGATCACGACCCTTTGCAGTACCTGTGGAGAACAGCTTATCATTCTGCGTAGTGACCAGGTCGTATTTGGTAGCACTGGTACCCACTTTTACGGATGTTACCGTACCAAACTTCACAAGACGTGACTGACCATAGGCTGCACCTAGGTCGAGAACAATGGGTGAAGTGATGGCTGCATTGTTTGACCAACCATCAGCCAGATATGTACTCCAGTCGAACAGGTTATTCTTCGGGTTCTTATGAGCGGGGGCTGCAACAGAAGATATACCTGAATCAAACATCAGTGAGCCTGTGGTGTCTTTCATATCTACACCAGTACCCACATAGTTCTGACCATTCACATGGCGACGGAATGATTTAGCACGAATCTGACCACGAACTGTTGCTGCTCTATTGACAGAGAGGTCCTCACTGACAATCAAATTGTTCTCAATCAGTGCACTGGAACGAACCCAGAATCCAATCTCAGCATTTGGTGCTGTGAGGTTACTATCTGCTACGGCAAACATATCTATAAGTTTACCGTTATTGGTCCAACCCAGCGGATCAGGATCAGACTGTGCGGTAGAGCCCAGCGCAACAGCCTTGTATGGGACACTCAGCACAGTGCTTATAAGATCCTCAGGCTTCATGTTGTCACCAGTAGTTCCCTCGATGGGGCCACGAGCGGGTGCGCCGATGATAGTACCATACTGCACATTCTGTCCAAAACGACCTCTATAATAGGTTCCATCATGAAGAAGAGTGACAGCGGTCACATGCGGACGAGCCACTGTTTCAGCACCCTTTATATAGTGCAGGTCAGCAGTTTCGTATAGGATAGTGGGCAACAGCTCATTAGAACCGAACTGATTCAGCTGATCATCATCAAAAGCGATGCGAGACTTATTTGCACCATCCATAAATCCCACATTTACTAACCAACCCGCAGGAATAGCATCCACATCAAAGTTGTTGAAGTCTGTGAATGTGGTGTGATTATCATCGGTAAAGATATCTGAGAAGTTATTTGCACGCCACCACAGACGATCATATTCGGGGAAGCGAACATTCTTGTCAGTACCAAACAGTAGGTAGTTGGGATTTGGAGTCTTGTCGTAGTTGTAACCCGGTGTAATGATGTCGCTTGTGCCTGCTGCCCAGGCCTCATCCGGATAACTATACTCTGCGGCTGGCCATCGAGTATGGAAGTACCAGCTCGTATCTATAGCATTAGAACGAACCTCCTTACCTCGTGTCTGCATGTTACCAGCGCGATCTACAGAGAATACTGCGGTCTCATCTGTGTACTCTTCAGCATCAGGATTGAGTGTAGTATCTACAGATCGGTCGTATATCACAATCCCTTCAGTTGCCATCAGTACACGAGAGCCGATCATATCCTCCGCCAAGAAGCTCGGATATGTTCTGAGCGGGTTGATAGCCTTGTAACCTAGCTCATTAGTATCAGGCTTTCCGGGGTATCCTGTGTACAGATCTCCGATAATTTTACTGCGCGAAATTGAATCTACCCAATCCTTCGTAAACTCACTTTCAGTATTCCAGGCGTTCGTAAATGCGGCAAACTTTGGAACAATACCCTCACAAATAGTATTTACAAATGTATCAGTAGTCGGATGCTTCCAAAGTGATGAGTTTGCTGCTATTTCATCTGAGAGAGTGGACTGCACGAACATACCACCCACACGATATCTATATTCAATGCCTGGTGCATTTGCATGCTGGTGTGGGCCAATCACAGTATCCCCCTCCACAGTGAGCAAGTGCTTGTGTTTATGAAGATCACGATATGCTGTAATAGTCAGAGGCTCGTCCAGGTGCACCTCAGAACCTAGGAATAAACTTGCCCCCAGGCTGTTGTAACTCATCTGTACATTAGAACCAAAGAAATCAGAACTTCCATACACCCCATCCGCGGTGGGGAAACCATCTTCACGACCGGGCACTGCCGCATTGTTTGGATTAGTATTAGGCACATAGTTGAGGGTTCTGTAGTCACTTACAGAGCCTATATGGAGTATTCGCTTATGTGTCACCTCACGAAATTGTGCCTCGGCAGAGGCTGACACAGCACCCAGACAGGGCACAACAAACATGCTCGGATCTGCCTGCACACCACGACGGCTACTACCTGAATCATTCATGCTTGCAAAGCCACCCAGATCTGAATGGATGAAGTGTGATGCCCACATATCTGACAAGGTTCCACTAATAGCTGATGCGGATCCGATGGGTAGTATCAAGCCACGTGGCTTATTGCGATTATCACCAATCTTCTTGTAAGTATATGTGTCCAGCTTCTGCATCATACCTGCATATGAGTGTTCATCCAGGTTGGTGGTGAGCTGTCCGTCTGATGAGCAATAAGCCACTAGCTGTAAT